GGAGAAATTCTTAGAATTAGGGGATGTTTGGTGGTGGGAAAGTAACAGATTAGTCCCCATCAATCTATTCTTAAAGGAAGAATGGATTATGTTCAAGCCCTATTTAAGGACTTTTAACAATAAAAGTCTGACTGTTATACATGGTCCTACATGTAGTATAAGTGAACTACATAAACGTAGGACCAAACGCCGTAGTATTACGCTTGTAAAACGGATGTTGTAAGCAGGTTCATATGCACAACTACTAACTGTGCATAAGCTATAGCATGACTCTTTTTAAAGCTATATCCATCATTCTCTTTATCCCAGATAGTCTTTGCAACTTCTTTCCAAGACTGACCTATTAGATGTTTCTTAGCCGGACGAATCAATGCCAAGAACATTGCTAATCTAGGAATACTATCAATGGGTTCAGGCATCTTCTGAATACTTTGATAGTGATTAGATAAGTGAATCAATTTCTCAACAAATTCTCTATCTTTTAACTTAGCCCAATTAGGTTCATACATCAATTCAATCAAGTGTTGTTCATCACGTACCTGTGAGTATACGTGAACGTTCAACAAGTCTAGTTTAAAATATCCACGTTTTTCTGCATCTTCATAATGAAGTGCTGACATGTTATTGACAGGGTCATATGGAATGTCTGTTATATAAACACCAGTATTGTGTCTACGCATAGGAGTAATATTACGCATTGATGCAGGCGTATGTTTGATTAGAGATAATAATTTATCTCTATCACCAAAGTCAATGTCAATATCTGAATCAATTTTCATTACACAATGTTCCCTTTAAAAATCTAGCATCTTGTTGTAATCGTGTATGCACTATCTGATCGGAATTAAATGTGTCTGCTATGATGGACGCAAGAACTTTGTTATTTTCTAATGAAAGATGTGATGCCCTATAATCAATCCCCATTTTAAAAATGATATCAGATTGTAGTATACCATTCTTATCTAACGCTTCACCAAAACTTACATCTGCTAAACCAGTTAAACATGATCCTGTAGCGTTTGATATATCTATGTAAAAATTAATTAACTTTTTTCTTAGTTCAAGATTTACATAGTTTTGTTCAAACGGCATTAAATTAATTAATTTTATATTATTTTCTTTACACAAGTTGTTAACACTATTAAAAATATTTTGATAGGTGAATATTTGTAACTCTTCGGAGTATACTATAGGATGTGCCTTAAGTAATATATCAACATATTTTTTCATTGATTCATCTTGGTGCGATTCAAATCCCGGAGAGTTAATTGTGCCTTCGGGTCTAATAAGAGATAATCCAATAAGATGTTCAGGTAAATAACTCCATCTACTGTAATGAGAATAGGTAAATACTATTTTATCATATTTTTTATAGTGTTTTAAAAAAAGTTCATATGACCACCATATTGAAGTGGATGATTGTCCATAACACACATGGTGTTCATTTAATATTTCTGCTGTCAATCCTGTCCAGCTACGATTGTTAGGATATTTTTTAGGGTAATCAATCGTTGCAAAACTATCTCCAAATATACCTATCATCGAGGTGCTACCAATTCTGCTTTAATTAATTTAGTATACGCTTTTTGTACAACGATTGCTTGTCTTTCGGCATCTTCTACTGCTTTGTGACTTGTACTATGCCCACCGTCTTTGAGACTTACTCCTGTAATCTCGTACAATGTACGTGTATCCCTAACTGTCCAGAAAGGCCAGGGGATAGGATTAGGCTTGTCTGATGTTTGTCTCCAAGCATGTTCCATTACTACACAATCAAATGACGCACCGTTACTCCAAACAGCACGACGGTTCCAGCAAAACTTATAAAGTATCTCCATGCATTCTTTAAACGGGACTCGTCCATTGTCTCCCATTGCTTCTTCAAGTGCTTCAGGACTTTGCTCACTCCACCAACGCAATGTATCTTCATTGATACTTCTATTGTAAATTTCTGTTTGATCTTCTACAGTAGGTCTTAGTTCTAATCGTTCAACTACGCCACTACCTTTAGGATCGAATCGTACTGCACCGATAGTTAAGATAACACAGTTAGGTGTTGTATCTAAACTCTCAATGTCTATCATTATATCATTTGCCATATTATGCCTTTAATACTTTCCATATGTATTTCTTTTCTAGTATATTTTGGAACTGTTCTGCTTCATTTTTGTTTCGGAATACAACACCGCGGATCTCGTACATATCCATTAAGTATTCGGAATAACTATGATTAGGATTTTGTGCCCATGCACTAAAATCAATCCACAATGTGTCCATATCCCCACCTTGCAATAATATTCCTAATCCTACTTCAAAACATTGTACTTCTTTAAATAGTACATCTAGTAGTTTTATTCTAGTATCTACATCTCTAATATTTTTAAATGTAGGCCAGTGTACTACATGATTGCCATGTGTAGTTGAATATAATTCAAAAGGTGAGTTGTTCATTGAAATTTTAGTAAAAATATTAGGTACTTCTTTTCGTCAACAATTTCATAACCATCTGTTATGTTGCCATTGACTATGTTCATCTTTAAACCATATTTTCCTACAAGATAATCTTCAAAATCATACGCATCAAATTCTTTGTTCTGTGCCATAAATTCTATACGAACTTTCTTCAATGCTTCCCAATAGTTCCAGCGTCTTTTGCGCTGTTCTATTAATGGATCGTCATCATCATAGTCTTGTATGTGGGGTATTGTTGCCATTATTTCCACCGTAAGATGAACCACTCTGCGTCTTTACTTTTCTCAAACGCAAACTTAACACCAAAGTTCATAAACTTACCAGTGCAGTTATCGGTACACCAATCAGCAATATCTACTGCATTATATCTATCAGTAAATGGAGGCAGTTCAACTCTTGTCCAGTTTAACAAGTTAACAAGCATATCATAGTCAATTTCTTTTGCCATATCATCCGCCAACTTATCTAATAATTCATGTTCAATGTTCATTAAAAACTTAGTTTACATAGTATTACATCACGCTCATATCTAAATTTAAGTTGTATAAGCCCTCTACTGATTCTCCACCTAGCATGGCGTTCACAGTTATCTATTCTATTATACAGCCATTCCAATATATCATCGTATGTTTCGGTCATGTTCACGCTAACATGTATCTGATGTTCGTACCAACCCGGATCAGTTTCTTCCCAACCACGATTTTGGTCAAAGTTTTGAACTCGTATGTCCATTTTAATAACTATGTGAGTAAACTAAAAAAGGTTCTAACCCTTGACCGTTCAAACGAATTTCCAATCTTCGTTTGGCTATGTAAATGTAGGTTTTCCCGTATGCACTATCAATCATAGGTAATGCTACACTGCGTTTACCATCTATAGTCATTTGCAATAAAAAATCGCCATCAGTTATTGTACTAGATTCAACCTTTAGTAAACAGTAATATACTTTCCTAGTAGATTTTTCTCTGATGATACTAAGCAAGTGTAGATTGTTAGTGCCTTTTATTTTAGCATCCATTGGATCAACAAACATTTGTTTCAATGCTAGAAAATCTTTGTTCTCAAATAATTTACCAAAGCCGTCATTTTCTTGTTTATTATTTTGTAGGAAACTGGCTTCAGTTGTTTGATTATCAGTAATTATACCAATGCTAAGACCTTTAACATCTAAGTCAGCCGTCGGGGCTTTCACATCTACTACATTTTTTCCTGCACCACACCACTCCGAGTTTATTATACTATCAGCAACAGCATACTCCCAAGTTTCTTTTGCTACTTGAATATCACGTTTCTTTTTAACAAACGGTGCATAATAGGATTTCATTTCATCAGCAAACTTCTTGTTGAAGTCTTTGCCTAGAATAATATCGTGGTCAGTAATAGGTACTGGTATAAATTTTATCATCCCCACCTCAACATAAAATAACTTGCATTACTATCATCATAAAAAGTAAACACAGTATGCTTCTCTAGTTCTGGTTCCCAATTAGATCCGCTAAAGTTGTCATATATTGGTTTATGATAAGCAAAATCAAAATCTTTACCCATGAACCAACCGTGTTTTTTTAACTCACTAACTATTTCTAAAGTTTTGTTTACATCAATGTATAAGGTTATTTGTTGCACTTCAACCCCGTGCTAACTGAAACAATATAGCATCACGCTCATCCTTAAAATAGAAATCCATATAATCTACAGTAGGATCTGTAGTAAATTTATTGCCCGGTAATCCAAACTGTTCTATCGCCCAAGCACAGGTTTCATTCCAATCTATAATATCTCCCTTTTTCCAAGGTATACGAACTCTAGTACCCGCCTGCATTCAATAATTCCTTAACTTGTTTAACATTCTCAGGCTCTGTCCCGGCTCTAATGATTCTACAAACTTGACACCACTCTCACTTTGAAATAACATCCAGGGACTGATTCTGCCTCTAGTAATCTCTAAACAAATTCTATTGACATTACCATATCGTAAGTAATCTCTGCTTTGAATCTTTTCAATTTCAGCTAATGCCATTGTTGTTTCAATGCTACGATGAATAGCATCTAATGGATCTTCTGTGCGAATGTATTCAAGTAGATAATTTGTATAGTTTGTGTCTGTACACCATGTGTCAATTCTGATTTGACTTTTAACTAACCAATCAGCATATCTACTAACATTCAATGCATTAATCTCTACACAGTGGTTGCCAAACTTTACGAACGCTGTATAGTATGGACTCTTAATGAATTCTTCGTTAGTCTTTGCCTTCTTACTTGCACTATTCTTTTTGTAAAATTGAACAAAGGCTTGATATGCAATACGATTACCTTGTAGGTCCTTATTCATCCATCTGCGTTTGGATTCGCACATGTGAGTGAGCAATGTAGATTCACGCAAGTACTCACCTGTGCAAAACTCACATTTGAATTTAGGCTTACCTATTGCCTCTATCTCTTTCGTACTGCTCAATTTCTTCATCTGTGACCATTTGACTTAGTGTTTCAATATCTGCTATCTTCATTTCTGGGTAGACAGTAGCCAGATAACATTTCTTTTTCTGTTCTGTTACATATGCTTTTGACACTTCAGTAATGTCATCATCACCTGCTTTAGGATAGATTTTTTTATAATACTCTTTTATATCTTTTAGTTGAGCAGGTTCTTTTAACAAACTAACCTTCTCTTTGATTTGTGGGATCCAAGGATGAAATTGTTTCCCCATACCCGGGCTACTTGCACATAACATCAACCATTGTAGTTTAGGATGTTTCTGCACATACTCATTAAAGATATATTTGTTAGCGTGATAGTCCACACTTCGTGCATAGTAACCTGCAATCTCACCTGAACCTTTGATGTAACTCATGTAACGAACTAGCATGAATGAAGTAAACTTTCGTTGTTGCTCTAAAGGCAACTTATCATAGAAAGTATAATCTTTTCTGTCTAATGCCGCAATTGCATCAAACAAAGGAAAGTCTTGCTTCTCAAGTTGTTCGTCTTTAGGTACTGATGCTTTTTTAGTTGCCATTATTTGATCTCTTTAGCTAATTGTTTATATCCAGTTGATGTAGGATGTACTTTATCAGGAGACAAGTCTTTAATACGAATAACAGTATCTTCAAACTTGTCTGCTACAATATCTACCATCTCTTGCACTTCTGGTTTGATAGCAGGCATAATCCAGTATACTCTTTTAGCATTTACATTACTACGAATAGTAAACAACTCTTTCAATGTATTAATTGATTTATAATCATTACTACCTAAACTAATGACCACTGTGTTTGCTGACAACTCTTTTGTAATGTTCTTGTTAACCCAGTCTTTACTATTAATTCCACTTTTAGCATAGACAGCACACTCAGGGCGATGCTTTGATACACCTACTGCAATAGAATCACCTAAAATTAAACACTCTAGCATTTAGAACGCCTGACTATAATCTACAATCTCGCAGTTGCGACTAATTTCTTTAACAAAGTATACGCATCGTGGTTTAGGACCATCATCAATTGGTACACATAAGAATTGACCATTCTTCAAGCGAGGTGCATACCATGTTACATCATGGTAAATGTCTACAATCTCAATCGGCACGAATGATGGACTAAAGCTTGTAAGTGGATTAAACTCAAACGCATTGAAGCCTCTGTCATTAATACTTGTCAGAGGTAATGTCTCTAAGTCACCGTGCTCTTGTTCGCCGATGAGTATTTGCCAATCAATAGGCATCTTAATAGTACTCTTACCTATCTTCAATACAAGTGCAGGACTGTTAAATGATTCTAAAAAGATTAGTGGGATGTAATGATAGTCTACATTGCTCGGGTTACTGTTATCTAAGATAGCAAAACGCAGGTCATCAATCTCTTCGGGGAGTGTTTCTAAATTATAGAATTCGTTGTCTAGGGTTAATATACGCATAATGTATTATATCACTTATACTTTAGTTTTTCTACGTCAAACGGGTAGTTAGCTTCTTTGTAGAACGCTTTCCGTTGTGTCAAATGTCGTTTGGCAAACTTACAATTGCTTGTAATATCCCAAATCTGAACAAAGTCTTTATCTTCTGCTTTACGAATGCCACGACCGATTGATTGAATAACTCTTACGAAACTCTTGCCCGGTTCTAATAGCATCACATTAAAGATACGAGGGATGTTAATACCAACTGCCGCAACACCATATGTCGCAATGATAATCTTGTTTGTAGCAGTAGCAATGTCATCATAGTGTTCAGTTCTTGTTGTACCCTTAGTACCACCCGACACGAACACTACATTCTCTTCCGGCACACCTAGTTCTTCTAGTTTTAAATGCAATAGTTGTCCCGCTTCAATTCTATCAACTAGAATTAATGTATTGCCACTGTTTTTAACTGTACTAGACAACTCGGCAATCTTTTGCATTCGTTTTTCATCACTGGTCAAGAATTTAAGTTCGCTTTGGTAGTTAGTAAACTCCATACCATCTTGTAATTGAACAATGTTCACGTGACATTGTGATAGTACACCCATGTCTTGTAGTGTACTTGCTGACAATTGATTAATAACAGGACCTAAACTCACAGTCAATGACATTGATTCATGTTTAGCTTTAGGGATAGTTCCAGTCAATCCCCATCGTAATGGTATACGACTCATTACGCCAGACAATAATGATTTAAGAACATCAGCTTTTGCTTGATGCACTTCATCTACAATAACACATACAACACCCTCAATGAAGTCTTGGAATGGTACTTCTGCTTCACCTGCTTTAGTGTTCTTCAACATGTTGCCTAGACTTTGCCATGTACAAATTGTATGGGTCTTGTCATACTCTTTACGTCCACCGTAATAGACACCTACGTCTAGACCCAAGTTGATGTAATCTTTTTCTGTCTGTGTGACCAGACTAGTGTTAGGTACGATAACAATACTACGACCATATTGTTCTACACAACTTGATAGTGCGGCTGTGATTAATGTTTTACCTGCACCAGTTGCAATCTCTTGCAATGATTGAGGGTTCTTCAAATAGTTATTGATAATCTCAATTTGATAGTCACGCAATATGATAGGTTGCCCGACCATTGGATGACCTACTGGCCAGTTTTTGTGTTTGAATGTATCCTCGGACACTTCAGTGAATGTGAACGTTGTTTGATAATCTCTAGTGTCATCCAGTTCAATATCATATCCAGCTTGATCCAGCAATGGCAATATCTCTGGTAGCAGATTAATGTATGTGCTACCACCTAAGGCAAAGAAACTGCTCTTACCATTCCATCTACCTAACCTTACAGCAGGAAGATATCTTGCTCCGGGAACTTCAAACTCAAACATTTTCATCAATGTCTTGCGGTCTCCCAGTTCTAGACCCTCAAGCTTGACGTTTACTTCATCTCTAATTATTAACTTACATTCTTTCATTTAGGTCCTAAATCTATTGGTTCCGAGTTTACGAATTTAATTATTTTAAACAGCTTCATTGGGGTTTCATTGACTAATGAAAAATGCCCACGTTGATATACTATAACACTATTCTCATAGTTTTTCAAGTCTTTAGGATTCTTGCAAACATTGATACGTGTATTGTGTATATCTAATTTAGAATTAGACAAGAATGCTTTGGGTTCGCAAATAGAATCACATCCCAATTCTTCTAACCATTTGATTGTCAATTCAGTATCCCTTAATTCTACTTCAACTTGAAAAGTTGTAGCAAGTTTTACTTTAGCAGGAATTTCTGTTTCTAGCAAATGATTTGTAACTGACTGGTCAATATTAACACCATACTTAACTAATGTCGCAATTGTTTTTAAGTCATCATTGATAGGAATATCTTTGATTACTTCATACAAATGTTCATTCATTGCGGCAATATAGTAATGTCCTCGGTAGACTAAAGTGGGAACCCAGTATTTAACATCCTCATATACGCTAAGACTATCTACAATTTGTTTAACTGTATCACAATAATTCAATATTGAATAATGTTCTGCCGTTAAGTATAACAATTCTTTTAAATTGGTATGACTGTATTCACCTTCATACTGACGCTTATCTTTAACCCATTCAAGTGTATAGATAGGCTTTTTTCTAAGTGCTGTTAAAAAGTTTTTGTTGAAGGGTGAACGTAGTATGAGTTTATCGTTCTCTATTTTGATTGACGCTCCGGTATACTCGGCAATACTTTCTACAATCTTAACATCCCATGATCGGGTCAATACTTCATCTACTTCAATTTTCAATTGAGAGAATTGTCGTTTATATTTACCTGCTACCTTCCTAAACAAAAGGTCCTGATTACTAGTTATCCGATTATGTTGTGTAATATAAAGGGTCAGATTGTTTACAAATTGGTCATCATACCTACTCAGTCTAATATTACTGAGCATCCAAGTTGCAAGTTCATTAAGTGTTTTGAAATCCATCTTGTAAGTATAACAGGACACTACACAAAAAGCAAAGTAATAGGCAAAAAAGGGGAACCTAAGTTCCCCAAATGCTCAAGGAGCATGATGAAAATTTATCGAAACGGACTTATTGACATT